AAGATCTTCTGACGTAAACTGTCATCAGTTTTAAAGTTATCCCAGTCACACTGGATAACACCTTTAATAATCTGGAACCCGCCACTGTCACATAGCATAAATGTTTTGCTGCGGTCGCGCTGTTGCACCATAGCATCATCAATGTCAGCTTTAGCTAGGTTAAGTTGTGCGTGTCCTGCTGAATAAAGCCCCCACTTGTATGTGTAGTAACCAGCTTCTTCATTAAGGAAGTTCATGCCTTCGACACCGTTTTCAAATCGATCTGGCATGCGTTCAGGACTAATAAATCCTGGATTAGCCCGCTGCTTGGCAATATAATTATTGTAAAATGTGCTGATACTAGGCAGGAAGATTGCGTAATCCTGGTTGCGTTCAGTTAGATTAACTTTTGGTAAATTCATAGATTTGTCCTTGTTGTTAAGTATTAGTATACAATCTATTTAGATCTTTGTCAAGGAATATTTTAATAAAGATGAAACGACCTCCCGCAGGAGGTCGTTTGCGATAAGTGTTTAGTTTATCGCTGGGGGAGGGCACCAACGTGGATCTTTAGCTTCTTAGCTGAACGGTCACGTTGGATTTTGACACTTACGTCAAATGTTACTGCATTATCTTTTACACTTGAAAAGATATTGTATTCTTGCAACTTATGGCAACGCTTGAGATCGCCCAAGTAGGCTTCAAACAGTCCACGTACACGTGTAGTATCTTTACCGTTGTACATATAACCATCGTATGGCTCAATGATTTTTAGGAGATTGTATTTGATATCCTGTAGTGAGAATGATCCGCTAATGTTGTAGGCGTCAGTTGCGGTTGCAGTTTTTGCAGTTTCAGTAGTCATGTTTTGTTTCCTAATATTAGGGTTGAGATTGAAAGGTTAGGGTTGCACCGTTTTCTTTATCTTCGCTAACGGTGATAGTAAAGTTGCGGCCTGGATATTTGGCATTGATTTTTTCTGCTAGATCTTCTGCCATCATTTCACAACTCTTGTAGTCTAACTCAAGAACACCTTCTGAGTATAGACGCTCCATCCAGCGTTTGAACTGGATGAACTCAATATCACGATCATTATGCGTAACTTCAATAGCTACATGAAAGTGAAAAATATGTCGGTGGGGGACGCCGAGAAAACTCACGTCGTCCCAGCCACCTGTCGCCAATTTTGGGTCTGTAGCGGCTGCGGGGTAACAGTGGATGCCTTCCTTTTGAAAGGTAACCCAAATTTGTCGTTTACTAACATGAACAGTCATGTTTTGTCCTTATTATTCGCCAGCAGCTTTGCGGGCAAGTTTAAGAATTTCCCAGAGTTTCCAGTCAATTTTTTCTGCAAAGTCTAGCATTTTATCAATGTCTTCACGAGTCAGTGTTGAACCAGCTGATGTAGTTGTAGTGACATCAGTTGCTTCTTCATCAATGAGACGAATTTTTTTAGTAGCCATTGGGCATCTCCTATAGTTTGTAAATTTAAACATAATACCTTTTTGACATCGTGTCAAGCATTACTTTAGTTCGTCAAGTTCTTTTTCAGTTTTTACGATATCTTCTTTAAGTTGAAGTTTTTCGCGCTTGAGAGAAACGATATCAAGATCATCTACTGCATTAGTTTTATGCAGTGAAGCAATTTGTTCATCAAGTAAACGGTGTTTACGCACAAGTGCATCTAGATGATTTTTTAGACTAATTTTGGTAGACATGTTTTCTCCTTAAACTGTCAGTGCGGGTAGAATGTAGTCATACTTTGCGATGCCGCTATCTACACTAATCTGTAGTGCGCCACGCTTACTAATTTGCATGAGGCAAGTTCCGCTCATGCCAAGTTTTAGAATTGCAAGCACCTTAGCAAGTGGCCATGCATATCCTTCAGTTAGTTCACCATCAACATTAGTTGCAAATGTACGCTTACCAGTAAAGCTACCATCAGCAGCACCAACAGTTACAATAAGATCACCGTTGTCTGTTTTTACTGTAAAGTTAGGCTCAATGCCACCGTAAATGCCAGCAACTTGGGTTAGTTCGCTAACTTTTTGCTTTGTGGGTTCAAATGTAATATCCCACTCTACGCCTTTAAACTTTACAGTTTGCAAGGCTTGATTAATGAGCTCTTTGCCCATGAAACGATATTGGTCAGTGTTACTTGCACCATCTTTAAACAGCAGATGGTCTGGCTCAGTAACGCCATTGCGCTCTCTGGTAACAACTTCTACAGTTGCATCATCGCCCTGATAATTGGGAAGACCAGTGATACCTGCCAAGAACCCTAGGTTGCCCAAGCCAAACTCACCAGTGAACTCTTGTACTGGTGCATGTACTGTTGCTTTTAGGATAACTGTGCGTTCTGCGTCCATGGCGTCTAGAGAAGTCTCGTTCTCTGTGCCTGTAACTTTTACTGCTTGAATGAAGCCTAGTGCGGCTGTATGTTTTACAATATCTTGAACTACGTCACGTGTTGTCATTATAGACTCCTTATAATGATTTCAGTATACATGGTTTACTGTGTGTTGTCAATGAGTTTTTTATTAATTTCGATAACTTTTTGCAGTATTTCGCTGCCAGTATATTCCACGAACGCTTCTGTATCCTTGGGGAAACAATGTCCACCGTAGCCCAGCTTACCCTCATCATTCATTGCCATGTGGCTGGGTCCAATGTTTGGAAATTTTGCAAGTATGCTGATAAGTTCGTCGTGTTGATAGCTGTCGCCAACTAGTTTATAGATCTCATGGAAGTATGCTACTTTCATAGCAAGCCAGGTATTGTGCATATACTTCACCATGCTGGCAGTTGTGCGATCTGTTCTGATGAATTCAACACCCTGCATAAAACTAAACACACGTTGCCAGTAAGCGCCGGCTGCTCCCCCAAGTATAAACACACGTTGATTAGCAAAGTCTTCAGCGGCAGTTTTAGCACGTAGGAATTCTGGATTATATGTTACATTAGCTGGCAACTTCTCAAGTTGATCTGGGGGAACAGTACTTTTAAGTAGGATTTTGATGTCAGGATTAGCTGCAATCAGCTGTGTTACTACGTCTACTATGACGCTGTCATCACATACTCCGTTTACTGTTGGTGTTGGCACTGCAACAATAGCTGCGCCTGCGTCAGCATGATCAGCGATTCGCTCAGTGCTGTGAGCTGGATCAATAATGACATGTTGCTTTATGTGCGGGGCAATGTACTCCCCAGCAGCTTTGCCAACAAAGCCATATCCTACTGATAGCAGTTTTAGGTTTTCACGTATAGCGGCACCTTCAGCACAGCGTTCTTCGTCATGTACTTCATCACGTAGTCGCTTTAGTTCGCTGCCATAATGCTTAATCTGAAATTGATATTCATTACTACCTGTTTTCACATATTGCTCCATAGCAATATCTAAATTGTTTTCAACGTTTTTTATTATACCGCTTAGTTGTTTACGTTTTGATAGTGTTGTCATTACCAGTGCTTTCTTGTTCTCATATCTGTCGCATTCATGCAACGCAGTTGTTCACACGTTAGTGGTTCAGTTGGCCACTGTATGTTCGCTAAATCAGTTAACTTACCGTAAGGCACACGCCCCTGTGGGCACCAACTTCCAGCTTGTACATATTGTTCATTTGTAACATAAATCTTGTCAATACCAATATAACACTTAATTCCAGTGAATACATTTACTTGTTGATTGATTAGTTTATTGCAGTTTAGGCTATGCCGCTTACCGCTTTTCCAAACAATGTCATGATCTATTTCTACGTCTTTGGGTTTTGGCAATGAACGTTGCCAGCGTTCGTTATAGTTGTTAAACACACTGTAAGTTTTAAAGAATTCAAACTGCTCGTCTGTATATGGGTAAACTTCACTACCAAAGTCTACACGCAATTGTTTTAGTGTTACGCTGTAACCAGTATTGTGTTCTGTTAATGTTGTTGCTAGGGCTAGACATTCATCCCAGCGATCTGGCATCATTGGAACAACTACATTAAGTTCGTTTACGTTTGGTTCATAAAACTCTCTACAAACGTTAGCTAAGTGTGCGGGATCACAAAACTCAATGTGTGCTGTTAAGTTAACTGTATTAATAAGATGCTTATATTGTCGCCACCAGCGTATTGTACGGCTTCCATTGGTAATGATGTTAACTAAGTTACGTGGATTTACTTCTTTAATGTGTTTTACGATGGTACTAAATCGTGGGTTCAGTGTAGGTTCGCCACCACTTAATACATATTGACAAGGACGTTGATAACGCTCTTGCATTAAGTTAATAAATGCGACAGTATCATTGAATACAGGGTACGGGCGCAATCCATCGTGCAACGCCTGCGGGCAATAGCTGCATGCCTGGTTGCAAGTTGATCCCATCGTCCAGTCAACCACTATAGTATCTTGGTGTGGTATTATTTCCTGAACGCCGCTAACTATCACTTGAACTGCTCCGCAAACGGATCAAACTCACTGCCGCATTTCATACTGCATACGCCTAGCTTTCCATCTGCAATTGATGATTTGTTCCAGCTACCCTCAATGCTCTCCATGATGCCGCTTTCCATTGCGCCCTGCAAGCCAAATAGCTTTGCATTGATGTTGTCTTTACCGCCGGCAGCATCAATATGATCCCATATTTGTTCTACTTTTGGATCACTATGCCACCACTTGTACATACGTCCTGCGGTCCAACAGCATGGCATCACTACGCCTTCAGCAGTAATATAAATGTTCTTTTCTTCTGCTACCTTGCACTTGATATGCGCCTTGTCATAGTAGTCACGCATACTGCCGTATGTTTTCTCAATCTCTTTTTGCTTCAGTAAGGCAAGGTTTTGATGCTCTGCTTTTTTCGGCTTAGTGAGCGTAGTAGTCTCTTGACCCTTGCGATTTTGTGCTTGGTGAGTATCTTTTGCTTTACTGTCCGTGGTGATAAATCGCCCAGTTTTCTTACGGATAAACTTTTCAACGCCCCATTCCTTTGCTAGTGCTTCAGCGCGGTCAACATCTACCTCGCTGTGTTCAAATATAATATAATCCCAGCGAGCTCTGCCGCCAGCATCAATAAACGCTTTCATATTGCGTTCAACAATATCCCAGTGTACGCCCTGACGATATAGATGGTTTGTTTTTTCAAGACCATCTACACTAAAAATGACTGCGCCCTTACGTCCAATAACACTGGCAAGTTCACGCCACCAGTCAGCACTGCGAGCGCCTGCGTTGGTGTTCATACTAAGCCACATATTGGGATTGTGTTCCCTGAAATAACGGAACACTTCTAATGTATCCAATGCGCTGATTGGGTCTCCCAAGTTACCGCACATATACATCGTGTTAAGTTGTCGAATAAAATCTGGTTCGAATATTGTTTTACAATCTTCTAAACTCAGTTCTGCTAAGTTGTTACGAATGTGTTGGTTAACAACGCCGCCGTTTTCATTACGGTCACACATTGGACAACTAGCATTACATTTTTGTGTAATCTCTAAATGCACTACACGTATGTCGTTATATTTATACACGGTCTATACTCCAGTCGTCTGACAATTTTAGATAATCAATCAGCAGGTTTTCATTTTTTTGTTTGTATCTACTAACTTCATTAAATAGTGTCTCTTCTGTATACTTGTCACTCAAGGATATACAAAATTCTATTATTTTTTTAATGGTATCCTTATTAATATCCAAAAATAATTCTTTGTATGTTACAGAACAAACTTGAATACCATGTCTTTGTAGTTGCCTTAAAAAGAAGTTGTAATGTCGATTTACCCTGCTAAAGTCCTTGTACCACCAAAGTCTTGATGGGTTTACATAGTCCATCTTCTTCTCAAATAGTTTAAAGTTGGGCGCAGTATTTGATTTTGCATCTCCAAGTAATACAGTTAGCCATGTATATTCTTCAGATAGTATCACTATAAACTTAGTATACTTATATGTGTTTAATACTTCTCTGTATCTTCTTAATGAGAATTTTTCATCGCCAAACTTGTCATCAGGATCCATTCTAAAAAATAAATTCAAATGACGTTCAAGAACAAGTCTGCCACCGTTATTAAAATATTCATTTCGTTCAATATTAGTTGGTTTATCGTTATTGTATCTCAAACCATATATATGTTCCATTATCATTGATGCAAGGAAATTACCTCCGGATCCGCCATGAAACAACACGATTGTATTAGCAGCAGGTAACTCTACGTGGTATTCTATCATCCCCATACCCATCCAATAATAAACTTGTCAACAATGAATGTCAACTCTGCGCCAATAAACACCGCCCAGTAATAATGCCCTAGCCAATTCCACAGTTGCTTGATAACAAACCATGCAGCAATAACACGCAATGTATACCAGAACTCTCCTACTAGGAAAGTATATAAATCTGGCAGGGCTTTGTCATGCCACATCCAGCCAAGTATAATGTTATCATAGTAATAGCTGATTTGCGCTGCTATAACCACGGCAACATAATATGTTACATAGCGATTAATAAATTTGATTACGTTTGCTGTTACTGCTAAACGATATACAACGTATGTTATGTTTTGTATTAGTAATTCAATCAATTATCAAGTACCAGTTTAACTTCGGCGCCTGGGCCAACTTCGCTGGGAAAGCCTCCCCATTCACTAATATAATGTGTAACAACCGCTTTGTACCAAAGTAAACTATTGTGACGAGCGACACTATTAAATTTGTAGATACTGTTGTTGTCAGCTTCCATTGTGGTCAATGCACGTGCTGCTTCTTTTTGTAGTTGGCGTGTATCCATGTCGTCTAGCATCTTCTCTAAGTCAGCTAGCGTCAGTTCCACATATTCATCATCAGTAGTCATCTACAGTTATTCCTCGTAATTTTGCAAACATTGCAGTACCTTCGTCTTTAAAAATATATTTCATATACCTGCTACCATCTGGACGCATATAGCTACAATCAAACCAGTAGTCAATGCCATATTTTAATCCAGCGGCACACAAGTTATCCCCAATGTAATGACAACATATTACCAAGTTAAATTGGCCAATGTCTGACCCCATATTATATCTAGCGCCGTGTGCTAATTCTATAATATCCGCCATTCTATAGTCGATGTAAACTCGTGTTGTCATTTAACTCCAATTACCATAAACCTATTATACATTTCAGTGTCAAGCTCGCCAGCATATAGTACCTTTGACATTTTATATCTATCTACAGTTTGTTGTAAATCCATGGCACAATTTTCGTGTTGAGGATTATCAAAGTAATCATTTGTATGTAACACTACAACTGTACCTTCTGGCAATTTATAGAACCATTCGTTATTCATATGTTCACAACTGGTATTAATAACAATGTTTACTTCACCAAGCATTTTACGTCCAAAATTATCTTTAATTTCATCCATATTAATATTAAATTGCTTGATTTTATCATAATTTTTGTTTACATATTCTTCATAATCTTCTTTAAACTTGTCGTTATCAATCATATAGAGATACCCAGGATTACTAGGAGGCCAAAATAATTTAGTTGTGTCTGCCGTATATGTTCTAAATTTTCCATTAGAAACATAATCCTTATACATACGTTCTGCGGGTTCACGTACACTGGCATCAATATCAATTGAATACATACGCTCAATCTCAAAATTCTCAAAAAGCATGTGTGCGAGAAAATTATACCATGCGCCATATACTGCTACTTTTCCAAGTTGTTTTCCATCTACAACTTTACTTAATTCTTCAATAAGCCATTTTTTACTTTTTACTTGCCCGCGACTAAAGAAGTCATTCATGTCAGGGGCGGCCGCTTCTGATTCAAAATATGTCATCAAATCGTATAGGCGTGCGGTATACTTGTCACCAATAAACATACTGATCAGACCAATAAGCAGTCTCTCTTTTACATCATACTCAGGCATATCCTTGTGAATAATAGTATTATAGAAACTTTTCAGTGTGCGCTCGCCACTCCATAGTTCACCAGCTGGCACTTTTTCATGAATACGCAGCAACAAATCACGACGGCGATAAGCGTTATCGTGATACAACGCCTTGTAAAGTAGTTCATAATCAGCCGCATATTCAGTGCCTGCATAATATTCATGCAAGCCTTTCATCCAGGCGTGGCGATGTACAAAATCAGACTGAAGCATCGTATTGTTCCTTTAACCAATCCCAATCGTTAATCTTACGTAGGGCGTTTTTGTTATCTTTATAGTGTTCACCAAATTCACGCCCCTGTTGTGCGCCTAACAGCGCATACTCACCGTAACGTCTGTTTTCACCACGTGTACACCACACTTCCAAGCGATATGCATCATCCACTTGTTTATTGTTGTCAATAATGTTACTGGCTAGTTTTGTACACTCACGGAAAGCACTACGCCATGCATTGAATGGATCAGTGTTAAACTGTGTAATATTACTTATCTCAAACTTGGGGACAAACTTTGCGCCAATGCTAGTTGTCATGTCTACTTTGAATTCCTCGCAGGCTAACAAGTTCTTTTTGGGGAACAGCTTAACAGCACCATACCCATAGATCAGATCATTAATAGGGTTATGGCTGCGGTATGTGAAAACACATTCCGTTTCTGGTACACCAGGATAGGCTTCACGACGTTCATCTGGCTCAAACTTAAAAGCAAAGTTTTCACTAATAACAGCATCAGCATCGCATACATAAAAGTAGCGTGTGCGGCTTGCTTCAGCGGCGGCTTTGTGTGCTTCAAGCAATCCTTTTACATTGTCAATGCGTTG